CCCCACATCCCGTCCTTCCGCTTCTCGAGCAGGACGTGACCGAGTACGTTGCCCGGATCTGCGTGGGCGTGGTTGTAGACGAGGGCGACGGTCTTGCCGTCCATGTCGTCGAACGCGCCATGCATGATGGTTCGACCATCGGCGCACTTGATGCCGAACTTGGTCACCCAGCCGCTGAAATCTGCTTCCATTTTGACGTTTCTCCTTTCGAAACGCTGGACGACTATGTCGCCTTGGTGAACTGAACCGGCTTGGCTGAACGAGACTTGCTCAGCTTCACTCGGGCCGCTTCGATCTTCTTCAGGGTCGCTTCGATCTTCTGTTGGATCGCTTGTGTCTCTGAAGAAGGCTCGTCCTTCTTGTGCTTCTCTCGGTACTCCTTGGATGCCTTGGCAGCCTTGACTTTCTCCGATCCGGTCAGCTTCTTGTCTCCAGAAGCTTTCTCGGCCTTCGGCTGGGCTGCTCCGGCCTCAGACTTGACCTTCTTGGTCAGGTCTTCCAGGACCTTTTGCAGCTTTGCCAGGCGGACCTTCATGAGGCCGACCTTTGCCTCGATCTCCTTCTGACGCTGGTGGGCGGTTTTGGTCGCCTGCGTCTTTCTGGGGGTCGGTGTGCCGAAGTGAGCACCTGCCGAAGGTCGCCCCTTGGGGGTGAACTGGGCAGCGGGACTGCGACCGACGAGTTGCCGGCGGCGCATGTAGTACTCGTGCGCCTTGGCGGCGTCATAGGGCCTGTCTGCGTGAGCAAGGATGAAGGCCTCAGCTTCAGGCGATGGCATTCTCGTCCACCCCCAATGACTTGAACGACTCGGTGATCACTGAGTCGAACTCATCCAACGCGTCCAGGACGGGATCTCCCGTAGGTGCGCTGCCGTCTGCGGGTGACGGAGCTTCAGCGTCTGTCGAAGGAAGGGCTTGCCCCTCCTGCGGCATGTTGCTGTTCGCCGTGCTGTCAGCGTTCGGGTCGTCGGAGGGAGGAAGGCCGAGCCAATCCCGTACCTCATTCGGCGACACGATTGCGTTTCGTCGAAGCTTGTCGACGATCTCGGCGAGCTGGCTGATCGGGACCAGCTTGAACGGCTCCTTGTAGAACTGGATCCGCTCACCGGCCTTGGTCCTCTTGGTCCCGATGAAGGACCGCTGCATCGCCTCGATGAAGGCGACGATGATCGGCTCAACCGTCCGGTTGAAGTAGTTGAGCATGGCCTTCTCGTCGGCGGTTCCCGACATGATCTCTGCGGTGAGACCCATCTCCTCGTAGAGGAGCTTCATCAACATCTCGACCTGCTTGAGGAGGTTGTTCTCCACCGGCCGGTTGAGCTGCGTGATCTTCTCGGTCGCATCGATGTACGCAATGCCGTATGCGTTGCCCTTGAGCTGATCCTCGACTGCCTGGAGGCGGTCGGTTGCCCGTTTCTGCTGGACATCGCCCTTCATTGCGTACGGAAGCTGGATGATCATGTCCAGCTTCCCAGAACTCGAAGCATCATCGACGATGTCCAGGAGATTGAGCTTCCTGGTCAGTCGCTGGTGCGTGGAGTTCGGCTCGTTCATGACCGAGTAGAGCGGGTTCTCGACGATCGCCATGTGGTTCTTGGGCATCGTGATGTCTCTACGAGTCCCATCCAGGTCGTTGTAGAGATCGACCGTCACGTGTCGTGGCAGCCAGCGCTTGATCGTTGCGCCCCGCAGCTGGGTGTAGTCCGCTTCACCTTCGCTGTCGATCTCCCAGGTCACAGGCACGACAGCAACGACGCCGTCGTCCATCATGGTGAGCGCCCATGCCTGCCGAGACTGGCGTGGGCCCTGGTCGAGGTTCGGTTCAAGAGTCAGGCAACGGTTGAGCTCACTGTCGATCTCCGACTGGAAGCGACCCTTGGCGTCGACCCGAACGTGACGGATCTTGACTGCAGCCACGTCGATGGCGATCCGGTTGTAGATCGAAGCGAGAATCGACCTCTCATTCGACGACCGAAGTCGTGTCTTATCTGGTCGTGCTCCGTAGCCCCCGTATCCAGCTGCAGACCCGTAGCCTGGAGCGGCCATCTGGTTGTAGCGAAGAAATGCGTTGATGCGCTCTCTTACTCGGGCAGTGATTCCCAAGGCGTGTCACCTCCTTTCATCTAGTCGGGATATGGAGGTCAGCCCTCGAGGGCTGCGATGCGAGCTTCCTGATCGTTGATGCGAGTTTCGAGGTACTCCATCTGAGAGCCATCGAATATCGTGCCCCAGACCCTCGCGTTTCCAGCGTCAACCGACGCAAAGAGGAAACTTCCTTCCCGCACCTGCTCCGACAACTCGTTGATGTTGTCCGCATCAATGGCGCCAGTGTTCCACGTCTCTCCAAGCGCGTACACGGCGCCAACAAGGGCGTCACCTTCGGGAAGGTTTGACACCTTTTTCATCGGCTGCGGGCCGGTTGTCTCCGGGGCTCCGGTTTGGAACTGGTATAGCCCGTTGCGGGACTCGACGGTTTGATGGATGAGCACGATGTTCAACGGGTACGGAAGCGGGTACGTTCCGCCCATCAACAGGGCATACGCCTCATCGGTCAGGTTTTGACCAACAAACAGCATGGTGCTGAACACCGTGGCCGTGTCCGCCAAGAACGGAGTGCCGTTGGGCTTGAACAGGGCCACCATCATCGGAGCCTTGTCGGAGTTGAACGTCTCTTGCGGGACTACGACTGCTTGGGTGACTGATTGGCCTCGGCCTAGTGACATAGTGATTCCTTCGGTCGTGACGTTCACTCGAACGTCGTGTCAGTAACGAGCGACTAGCGCATCAGCCACCTTCGAGAGCGGCAACTCGGTTTTCCAGATCCTCGAGCTTTTCGAGAATGGTAGACAGATCGAATGGCGTTCCATCCTCGGTGAAGAGGGCGATCTTGCCGGCGAACTGGTCTTCGTTGATCGCCGCCTGATCAGTAATGACTGCCTGGACGACGAACGCCATCAGGTGTACACGCCGATCTGGTGGAGGTTGGCGCCGTCGTAGAAGAACAGGGCGATGCCGTTGGCCCCGATGGCGGTCTCGGTGCCGAGAGGTTCCACCCCACCGAGGAGTACGGCCTTGGCCGCACCACCGTTGAACGCAACGGTCGGAGCGTTGGCGGCGTTGCCGCTTGTGAACTTGATCGGAACCAGGCCGACCGGAGGAGCTGCGTGGGTCGTGGTCTTGGCAGCCGTGCCGATGAGGCCGGTGACCGTGATGATCTCGAGCGGCTTCGGCACCACGACCGGAGCTCCCGTCTCATCGAAGAGCGCGAGGTCGATGGCGACCTGGTGCTCACTGATCTCGCTCTGGTTGGTGACCAGGACTGCCTGCGTGCGGGTTTGACCCATGGGTTTGACCTTTCGTCATGGCGATCACTCGAACGCCTCTTTGTTCAGCTTGTAAGCGACTAGCGCATCGAGCAGTGCAGAGACGTTGTCGATCTTCTCATCAGCACGCTTCTTTACCAGCTTCCGGTTTCCATTCGTGTCCTCCATGACCACGGCGTTTCCCATGGCAAAGGACATCAGTACCTGGTCGAAGATGAGCATTCGTTCTTCAGCAAGCGTCTTCAGCTCACCAAGTGGAACAGACTCCGTCCTTGCCCCTTGCGGCACCTTCTCAAGCCCGTATGGGCCGTGTTCTAGTTCATAGCGAGCCATGAACTCCCTGGCACCCCACGGGTCGAAGCCTAGACACCGGACATCGATGTTTTCTGGGTGGATGAACCCGTCGAACAGGTCCTCGTAGACCTCCATCATGTCCAGGATGGTGTTGTTGTCCATGATGATGAGGCTTCCCTCTTTGATGAACTCCTCGTACTTGATCATCATGGCTGGTTGGAGCCGGTCGAACGTCCGCTTGGTGATGTAGCTCCTGGTCTTCACGCCGAACTCTCCCCTGCGAAGGGGGAAGAGGAACGTAAAGGCGCAGAAGTCGTCTCCGTGCGACAAGTCAGCGCCGAGAGCGCATGGAAGCCCCCAGAAATCCGCCCTTCGAGAAAGATGGACCTCAGTTTCCTCATACGTGAAGAAGTAGGTGAATCCTTCCATCGGAATCCCGAACCGCTTGGCCAGGATATCGTTCCGAGAGGCAGGTGCCGCCTCGGCTCGTTCGACGTCGAGCTGGTAGGTTTCGAGTGAAACCGTCAGCTCAAGGTTCGGATTTGCCTTGAACCACATCCACGGGTCGTTCACTTCCTCGAGTTTGTCGAGTTTATAGTGCCAGATCGAGATGTGTGGTGCGTGGTACTCGCCACTCAGGATCTTTTTGAGTTCCATTTTGACGGTATCGCCGGCACCGTTCCGCACCGTTCCTTCTGAGCTGATTGCAACGATCAAGTAGTCATTTGCCTTGGTGGCCGACTGCTCTTTCGATGCACCCTGCTCGATTGCGCCGATGACATCCTCTCGAATGTCACCAGACAACCACTCATCGACGGTTGCGATCTTTGGTCGAAGGCCCTGGAGCTTGTTGACCGTCATCGGACGGACTTCGAGCAGAGATCCGGTGAGGAAGTTCTCGACACCCTTCTTCGTCGACACCAACTTCTGCCGAAGTGCCTCTGAGCCAGCCGTGTTGCGAACTGACCCTTCGGTGAGGAAGCGGAAGAGAGGCCCACGGGCCCTGGTGATGGACGTCCTGAACGGAGACATCACCTCTTCCGACTGCTTCATGGTGGGT